CGACCTACTGTTGCGGATTAGGGCAACTATAATCACCGAAAAATTTATTATTATTATTATTATTAACTGCAGGTCATTCACCCTGCAGATACTGTTATGATTAAGACTATATTAAATCTTATATTCATCATCATAAACACCGGTAGTAACTGAATACTGACGAACAGGAACAGTGAAATTGCAATACTCTTCATCAAGCACATGCATATTCCACAAAACTTCTAAAGAAGGAAAACCTTGAAAAATCGTTTCTTTTGCAACACCAATCTTACGACTAATCTTAGTTAAATCAAAATGAGCTTCAGTCTGAGACTGGTAATCAGCAATAACATCAACAATGCTTTTATAACCAGCACGAGCAAACAAATACCCATATAAATTCCTTTGGTACTTATACAACGGTAAATTAGTACCAAATCCATCATATGCCGAACTAATGATTGCAACCAAATAATCCGCCGTAGTAAAACGATCACGAGATCCATAACCAAGTTTATACATTACTGCACTCATTTTCCTATAAGGAACAACAGGAGCGCATCCTTCTGGCATAAACTTAGGTCGAGCAATAGAGTACTTTTGACAAAACACTACGCCCTCATAAGATAATTCACCGTTGCCGTCTGGGACAGATAAATACAAAAGTCCCTCCCTGCCACCGCGAATCTCCATACGGAAGTTAGCTTTCAAAAACTCTCCGTACAAGCTCTCGTTTATCCACTGTTGAATTATTCTACGACGTCCGATAAAATGATCATCGCCGTATACAGGGAACGGAATCCTATTTGCTTCCAACTCAATTATTATCTTTTCAGCAAAAGCAGGATTAGTATATATCATATACCAGACAAAAGAAAAAAAACTTAAAGCCACATACCAACTATCTGCCATAGAAGTTTCATAAGCACCAGAAGGAATCTTTCCAATTAACAAGATCCATAACCGCGCAAACAAATGCAATTCTTTAACAGACAAATTCTTCGTACACAACTCTAACATCTGTAAATAAAGTTTATAATGTCTAGAATCCTTACTAATATAAAATAACGACGCCATACTAAACATCTCAATTAGCGGTCGTAACATATGATAATCCAATCCAGAGATATCACCATCATCATACCTCATTTCTGGATCGTCATATAAATTCTGTTTTGCAAAAACATATGCACCTCCTCTCCA